GTCCCTCCTCGCTTTAATGGTCCCGCTCAGTCCACCATTGAATTTCAAAGTATGGTCCGTCACCCGTATCAATAAATTCGGAACATACTTATTTTCCAGAAAGGCAATGTCATTGGCATCTATCCTGGGCTCCCCACGATACTGCAGGTCGTATTCCCGGTCTGATTTCATATAGTCCCCAATCCAATCCGCCAAATCCGCAGCCTGGACCGTGTCGGACACAAGCGGATTGTTCCACGTCTCCAGGCTGCCAGTAGGATTTAACTGTCTGCTTACCTTAGACTGGGTAATAATATATTCCCTACCTGTCACAGCCACCTCTGTCGCCCCTGTGATTCCTGTAAGCTCCACCATTGCGTAATAGGCACTACTTTTCACAATCTCACACCCATATTTCGGAATACTTGCAGTTCCAGTGAAATAGTCGATAAACTTATCACACCACTCTGTATCCGGTTCGTTCCCCGTTCCCCAAGCTGCTGTCAAATCCACCAAAAGAAGCGAATCTACATAAAGTCTTTTATTTCCATAGGTATAAATTCTTAAATCCCATTCACCAGCTGACCCTATCATTTCAATGGCCGATTTGGTATGCCATACTCCATCTGGAGTGATAGCCTCTGGACGTAGATTAATATTGAACAATTCTCTATCGGCAGTCATCCTGACCATATCGCATTCATCATTTCCAGAGTATGCCCCGGGAGATTCCTCCCGCATGAAATTCCCCCTCAGGTAATATTTATGTCCTGATATCATCTGCATAGTTTGCACCACAACGACCGCGTTTCCATCTTCGGATACAACGTATGCACATTTCCTGACTGCATCATACTGTGCATTGAGCCATCCAGTCACCCCGGTATCAAAAGAACTGTTCTGAACCATGTTGGTTGCTTCTACATAAACCGGAATGAATGCCTTTAAATCATAGGATGGATTAGAAAAATAAAACATGTATCGGTTGTTTAAAGAAGTTTTGTTTATGGTCTCCCTCACAAGTTCCTTTGCATCCTCTGTATTGAGATTGTATATGGTACGTACCACCTGCAGCTCCCTGACTCTGGTCAGTTGCGTGCCCTTTGGGGTCTTGGTCAGTTCCACTCCATACTCAAGGATATAATCCGTACTGTCACCGAAGGTTATGTTATCCAGGACCACGCGATTATTTGGGCATCCCCGGACAAATTCCAGCTCCAGGAAGTCAAATTCCGGGAACTCATGACTGACTACATAGGTCTGGGTGAGTCCTGAAACCACGTAATCCTCCTGCAATGCACCATTGTTGTAGGCATGGAACACAACCGTATCCGGACAGTCCTGTCCGAATTCCAGGGTCAGTCCAAAACACTTATATGCCGCCTCCATGGTTATGCTCACTGTGGGGTTATCCGTAAACAGTCCGTTTCCTTCGGCGACGGCCTCAGACACATAGCCCGTGTTAAGATATGTAATTCCATCGGTCTGCCTGGGAAGGAAATACTGTCCACCGGATGCGCCTGTGTAATCCTGACCAGACAGGGCATACGTTTTCTTTTCCGTATGGTCCAGAATGGCAGCAGTGTGGGAAAAGTAGGTCTCGTTATCAGACGCCGCTGACATGTCCGGTACAAAACTGGATTTAAGAATTATCCTGCCGGCCCGGTCCTGATACAGGATACATCTGCCAGCATTAGCAATCAGCTGCAGGGCTTCCTTATGCATTACTACCGGCATCGGGTTGACCACCAGAACATCCTTAAGATATGGATCTATCCAGTAGTTCCGGTAATCCACCTGGGCATCCGTCAGGACGTCCACTGCTATGTCATACAGGCTCATACCATTCGGATGGTACTGGCCGCGGTAATATGTACTGTCCATCCCATCAAAACAATCCGATGCTTGGAAGTCCATTTCCGTATCATCAGCTGACCATGATTTCAGTGCGAGTGATGTCCCCGGAATCCACTCAATCGTCCCATCATCCATGGCTTGACCATAAAGGACCTCAACTTGTTGGCCAATCTCCAAAAAGTTTACCGTGCTCTCCTCATTCTCCACGTCATAGGCCCTGTCCTTGTTATCCACGGTCACATCAAAATCAATAGTGGGCAGCTCCTCCGATATCGGACTGATATGCTCTTTCTTAGTTGCAGACAATATTTTCTTGCTGTCAAAATAGACGCCTATGCCCATGGTAATCTGATTGATGCGGAACCGACTCCGTCCATTGACCATGGCTGCTGGCACAAACCTTAGGAAAGTAGCTCCCTCAAAAATCTCCTCCGTCACATAATGGCCATCCGTATTATTCGTTACATTCAAGGTCCGGTTGTCTGAAATGATGATAAAATCTACGGGATATGCCTTGCCAAATTCCACGGTCAGCCCCTTAATGTCATATTGAACGGGAAACCGGATTTCAATTTCCCCCTGAAGGCCATCCGTCACGATTCCCTGATTGAGCACCACGTCTGCTGCATCTTTGGGAAGGAAATACATGCTGCCATCCACCGTGGTATAGTCCTGGTCACAGGTTGCATATAGCTCCTGTACCTTGTAGTTATCCATAGGCTTTACTAGGTCGGAATAATAAGTATACACATCCCGCTCAGGTATGTAAGCGGATGCCTGGGCCTGCTGGTTAATCAGGCCGATGGTGACACGCAGGTAAGACAGTGGGTTCCTCCACTTCCTGCGCATCATGTCCTTATATTCATTACTTGCCGCCTGCATTACTCCATCACCCCGCAGTCTATCAGGTTCACCTTACAGTCTTTATATATGGTGGGCAGCCCATCCGGACCTATCTCATCTATCTTGGCCGTCCGGTTCCCCGGATACATCCGCTCTGTTTTCCAGCAGTTGTTTTTCATGTCCGGAAACTTGACCGTCACCACAAACTCCTCAAACTCTTTCAGGATGCTGCTCCAGGTCGCCGCATCCAGATAGGACCACTGCAGGCCGTCAATCTTATCCTGGTCACGGCCCACGCGCTGCCCTACGAATTCCCCCAGGGCGTTCTTTCCCTGGTTCACGTTCGTAGCAATGGTTAGGCCTGGACCCCGGTCATAGTTTGGATATTCATGTCCATTGATATAGATTGGCACTTAGTCCACCTCCTTTATGTAGTCCGCATAGTGTATCCATTACGCTTATCCAGTTCCACTAATTTCTTCTTTATCTCCCGGATGTCGATATTGACCGTCAAGTCCATCTGCTCTATCAGGTCAATGATACGCTGTAGCAGGTCTACCATGATGGACAGATACTGCTCACTCATGCCATTACTGCTTGTTTGGGAAGCTAAAGCTACCGCCCGGTCCACCATTTCCTGCATCTTATCCTCGGGCGCTACAATCTCGCCATAGTGCCTGTTATCACCTATCATGGCCAGCTGCGGGGTGTTGGCGCGGACAAAACCGCCCTGGGCCAGACGCGGAAGATGGATGTTTGGTATATTCGGGATAAAATCAGCGCCGATGCCTGGTACCTTATCCGCCACCTCATTTACGGCGTCTATCATGGCATTAATCGCATCAATAACCCTGTTGGCCATGCTCTCTACACCATTGATAATCATGTTGATGATACCCTTTATATCTGCCCAGATACCGTCCCAGGTTTCTTTTGTCTTTGTTCTCACCGTATCCCAGACTCCGGCAATAGCATCTTTCATGGCCGTGAACTTCTCATCCACTGCCGTCTTGATTGTATCCCACAGATTTGATACGAATTCCTTAATGGATTCCCATATTTCTGATGTCTTACTCTTGACATTCTCCCAGGCCGTGCTGATGGATGTCTTGATAGCATTGAATAATGTATTGGCCAGAGACTTAAGCCAGTTCCAAAGAGTATTCAAGAGTGTCTTGATTCCGTTCCAGATGGTACTGGTTGCTCCAGATATAGCAGTCCACGCCAGGTTAACAACATTTTGAATGAATGTTACTGCACCAGAAACGAGCTCTTTCAATGCCTCCCAAATACCGGTGAATATTTCCTTGATTCCTTCCCAGGCAAGACTCCAGTCACCAGTAAACACACCAACAATGAAGTCAATTACACCGCCAAGCGCTGTGAGCAATCCTTCTATGACACCCGAAACGGCTTCCCAGAAACCAAAGAATGTATCAATGGCGGTTTGTAGGCATGAAGCTATGACCGGTGCCACATTGGTCATGAACCATTCAATGAATGGCTGTAGAACTCCGGTCCATAATTTTGTGATCGCATCTGCTACTTTTCCACCAAATTCCAAGAATTTATCAATCAGCGGGCTGAGATACTGGTCCTTAAATTCCACAAACCGCGTTGACAAATTCTGTAATACCGGAAGGATATGGGCATTATACAGATTAAGCCACAAAGTACCAATTTCCGTAAACCCTTGTCTGAAAGTTGCCAGCATGGGGGCTACATGCTCATCATATGTGGTACCTATCTTTTCAAAAGTTTCCGCAGCTAAATCTTTGATTGTAGAAAAAACAGGTTCAACCGCGCTGAATGTATCTTCCAGGGTTGTCCTGATGTAATCCGCATTTTCGATGAAGGGAGCCGTAATTGTATCCAATACATCCGCCGCAAAAGTCCCTGCTAGTTCCGTACCACCCATGAAGGCTTCGGAAAATATCCCAATAATATCGGCATTAATCTGCTTTGCACTGTCACTGCGAAGGGACGAAAAAACCGTTGACCACGCTTTTGCTACTTTACCTTCTATTTCAGCAATACGTGAGCCAATGTCAAACATGGCAACGATATATTCCTTTATACGGTCTTTATTCTGCTGTAAAAACAGGCTGATTCCACCCAACAGATTATCCGCAATGGATGCCCCTATACTGGCGACAGAACCTGCTATCTTGCCCAGATTGATGGCCAGGATATTGGCAAACCGGTTGGCGGCCTGCTGCACCTCCGGAGATGTGAATATCTCCGTCAGGCTGTCCTTGATGCTCTGGATGGATTCCTTCATGCTATCCAGAACGCTGGTATCACCAAAACCAATCTTAAACCCGGCTAAAAATATGCCCTTTAGCTGGGTCGCTCTATCTAATAATCCTTGATATTTGCTGTCTACCTCATCAATAAGCGAGGTATCAAGCTCACCCATATCAAACTCGTCCGCAGAATACCCACCATCAGCTCCAACTCCGGAACCACCGCCTCCGGAATCCGCATCAGGATTAATGATATTAAGCTCATCAATGCCTGTGCTGACACTTTTCATGTCTTTAGCGGCCTTCTTAGCAGCCCCGCCGGCTCCCCCTGCAGCTGCTCCTGCCTTATCCGCAGACTGAGCCATTGCATCCATACCTGCCGTGGCCGCAGATGCACCGCCCCCGCCCTTCTTCCCAGTTACCATCTCCGTGAATGCCTTGAAGGCATTGGCCAGGCTCATCAGCTTACTGATGATGCGGTTGATTACCTGGATGACCGGTGTCAGTACATTAATGAGTCCTTGTCCGATTGTGGCTTTAAGGCTGTCAAACTGCAGCTTCAGGACACGCACCTGGTTTGCCCAGCCATCCGCCGTCCGGATGAAGTCACCAGACGCTGTGGACAGCTGGTCCTGCACGAACTTATACCGCAGAGCTACCTTCTCGGCTTCGGACATCTTTGCCGTCACCTTACCATAGCCATTGGCCAGGGCATAGCTGTCAAGGGCGCTCTGGGTCATGACAATGCCAAGGTCCTTAAGAGTCTCTGTTTCACCCGTGAACACGGATTTCAGCTTTGTATAGGCCTCGTCCTGGCTAATGTTGTAGAAGGACGCCACGTCCCCAGCCAGACCAGTCAAGGTCGTGGACATCTCATAGGCTGCCTGTTCACCAAAACCGAATGCTTTAGCCATTGCGCCGAAGGTGCCAGTAAACCTCTTAGCCATGGTCTCGGACAGGCCAAAGGAGGTTATGGCGTTCTTGGCAAAGTCGTCCACCTGTTTGGACATACGTGGGAACGTGACATCCACCACATTCTGGACTTCCGCCAGGTCGGACCCCAATTCAATACACTGTGCGCCGAAGTCTATGATTTTCTTTACTGCAAACGCCGCCGCGAGAGCAGCTCCCGCCTTTTTAGCCAGCCCCTGTATTCCGGCCATCTGCTGTTTAAATTGATTCTGGTTGACCACAAGGTCAAGGCCAATCTGGCCTACGCTGTCAGCTGCCATACATATCACCTGCCTTTTAATTCAAAAGCAGGCTCTGGCTCGCTACTCCTTTGGTGCGGCTCTAGGCTCTGTCATTTTTATATCCAACCTGTTTATGGTTTTACATCTGGGACATTTAATTTCCCCCTTAACGTATTCCGCCAGGAGAAGGGTCTGTCCACATCTTACACATCTTACTTTCTCAATCTTAACCACCTCCGCACATAGCCGCAAACATCTTCTCCAGGCCGGCCATTTCCTTCTCGAAGGTTTCCTCATCCATTTCTTTCATTTCCCGGTTACGCCAATCGTCATATATACAGCGCTGGTCCTTAGTGTAATGCTTGATGATATCCTTATCCGTTTCGGACCGGATGGCTACCACACGGCCTAATGCAGTCTCCGGGGACAGGCCGGCAATCAGCGCCTTGAATTCGTCCCAGGAGACTGTTTCAAATTCCTTCGTCCTGATTCTTAACCCGTACTGCGACAAAAAACTGGAGACTATCAGGTCCCAGTCCTCAAACATATCGTAGTACGGGTCACTGCTCTCCCCCGGCAGGTTCCTCCATGCCGGAAATGAGCTGGACCGCTTCCTGCACTACAATAATCAAGTCATTGAATCCCAGTTTCATCCTCTCTATCTCTTTCTTGGACTTTTCTGGGAACATCATGTCGTAGGCCTCCAGGATTTCCTGTGCACCAGGGTCATTAGCCGACATCAGTCCCATGACCTTAAGCATGGTCGGGGCATCCGCATTCACTTCTATGGCCTTTCCCTTGATTACCAGGGATGGATTCCCTTCAAAACTCAATTTATCTGTGATATCTACTTTCCTTGCCATTCGTTATTCCTCCTTATGCTCCTGGTGTGGGCGCCGGTGTAAATGTCGGGGCGCCATATCCCGTCACTTCAAATTCCAGGGTGTCAATGTTGGTTGTATCACCGCCGCCCGGAGTGGTCACATTCACAACCACGTCACAGGCCAGCTTTGCGCCGGATACCATGGTCCACTCAAACTTCGTCATGACGTCCTGTCCGAACTTCCAGGCCAGGCCGGCAATATAGTCATTGGCCGGGTCACCTACTGACCTCTTTCCTTTGAAGGAAAATCCCAGCTTCTTTCCTGTCATGGCTGCTTTTGCCCAGCCCTTTGCATCCATGGCATACCATTCCTCTACGGTACCGTCAATGGACGGAGCGAAATTCTCCAAATCTAACGGTACAGCCATATTCTCCTCTGTGCTTTCAAGGCCTTTTATGCCAAACTTAAACACATTGTTATGCACCGGATAAACTCTTCCTGCTGCATCTGCCATATCTCATTCCTCACTTTCTCTGATACACAAAATCCAGCCATATCACATATTCATATACACCTTTTTCATCCGTTCCCACGTCAACCGGTTCCGGTACCTGGAGGATGATACAATTAATGGGTGTACCCCCTATGGACAGGCTGGATACGTTTTTAAGTTTCTCATACAGCTCATAGGCGGCCCGCTCTGATGCCTGTACATCCCTGTCCCAATGGACCAGCAGGGAGATGCGCCGGATGTTGTAGCTGCTATAATCATGTCCCCCCAGGGCCATCACGGGAGGACCGCTGCCCTG